GAAGTCCCCATTACCAGTTTTATTGTTCAGCTAACTTCTTAAAGTATTCCAAAGAATCATCAGATGTTGAGTCCTGCACAGCAGGTTCAACTGCATCCTCAGAATCAATTGTTTCTTCAAAATCAGAACCAGAACCAATCACAGTATTAAACCGTGCTTCTAATTCTTGATAAGATTTAAACTTATCAGGAGTTACTAAATCTTGAAGTGAATGTTGTTGCTTCCAGATAGCTTCACACTTTGCATCATCACCATCAAACAGTTTAGACTGACCAGCAAACTCTGACTTATCATAATTTGCATAACCATCTACTTGACGGATTTTGATTTTAAAGTTTGCACCTTCCCAAAAGTCAAAAGGATTCAATGGTGTTTCATCTTTGAACTCTGGATTCATAACACCAGTAATCTTTTCAAAGATTTTCTTACCATAACGAAACAAGAATACTTTCCCTTCATTCTCTGCATTAGCACTATCTTCCAATACAAGAATGTTAGAATAATAACTTAACTTTCGTTTACGGTCTCTGGCAATATTCTTATCTGATTCTATACCAGAGTTCCAGAGAGCTGTGTTTGCTTTTGATACAGGATCCTCTTTACCAAGTGTGGTTAAAGAGTTTTCAATATACCATCCACCGGGACCTTTGAAGCCGTGTGACCACATTTGTACCCATGGCATATCTTCATTGTTTGAGGCAGGGAGGAAACGAATAACGGCATAACCATTACCCGACTTATCACGTTCACATTTCCAAATACGATCATCTTCATACGAGGGTTTTTCTGCAAGTTTTTCAACTTGTTTAGAGAGAGACTCTAGGTTGGACATTCTATTCTTTTTTAAATCTTTAAAACTAGTCATACTTTTACTCCTTAAATTTAATATTGCGTTATATTACTGATTATTACTTAATATTATAACAAAAGTAAAACTCAAAAACAAGGAAAAGATTATATTGGAAGCTTTGCAGATTTCTTAAACATATTAAGTTCTTGGGCTTCCACTTCAATCTTATCTTTGATAGATTTATTTAACATCTTTGCTATCATTTCAATTTCACCATCAACTTCATTAGTATATTCCAAAATAGCTTCCATATATGTTATATGTTTCTTCTTAACTATTTCTTCAATCGTTAATGATATATCAATGCTCATTTCATATCCTTCACATTATCACAAATTCCAAGTTTCTTTGCTTCTTTACCACTTAACCAAACATCATGGGGTGGTAATAGATATTCTCTTATTTTCTTTTCATTTAATCCAGTACACTTCTTATAATGTTTAATCATACGTTGTGTAGTTAATTCATATTCTTTAACCGTAGAAAACAATTCGTGTTCTTTGCCATATGAACCCCAAGAATATTGATGGCTCATTATAGAAGTATTAGGTGTTAATGTTCTATGTCCTTTTTCACCAGCAATAAATATTGCAAAGGCTGCTGATGCAATCATACCCAAACCAACAGTTCTTATTGGTATTGGACTACCACGCATCATATCAATAACAGCAAAAGCTGCATTTAAATCACCACCGTTAGAATTAATAAGTATCTGTAAGTATTTTGGTTTTGGTTTTTCTAAATTCTTTGCAATAATAAAAGAAATTAAATCTCTACAAGATTCATCCGTTACAGCACTCATAAACAAATATATGTCATTATCATCTGGTGTTGTTGTCGGTGGTGCTTCAGTTGGTTTGCCATCAATTGGTTTATTAGTTGCCATAAATCTCCTTTCTCTTTACCAGAAATAAATAAAACTCCAAATAATACCACTTAATAACGTAAGGTCAGCTATCACACACCAAACAATATATAATTTTAATAATAATTTTGAATGTTTACTTTTTTTTATTTTCTGAAATAAATTTCTCATAGTTAAAAAAAAGAAAAGAGGTTGTGGGGCTCCGAAGAACCCCAACTTCCTCTAATGTTTACGCCGAATGATAAAACCTATCCAGTTTGTTACGGATAGCATTCACGGTCTTTCCGCCACCAACAATGTTGGCATTCTTGAAAGACACTTCACCAGTTGCTGGGCTGGTGTACATCTCAACCCAACGCGGAAGTCCAGTAATTTCTGCCTCCCGTCTAGTAATCTTTCGTGCGTTTCTACGACCTACTTTTGGTAAACCTTGCTTCTGACTCATAAACATCTCCTCTAAAGGAATTAAAAAACATGATGAAATCTTTCTCATTCATCATAACTAAAGTGAGGGATTTCTGTTGCCAGGCTCCCTCGAACCCCGACAGCTTATGCTGCCAGTGCTAAATCGTAATCATTAGCAGTTCTTTGTTTGATTGATTTTTTACAAGGCCAACAATCATCCTTGTGCTGTCCATATACCTTCCCTATACAGTCGAAACTAGTTCACTCCCATAATTGCATTTGGTGGAAGTGGAGGGTACTGCCCCCTCGTCCTATATGATTCCGTTACATAGATTATACAGCAATTTCTAATATTTATACTCTGCGTATTGTATGTTCTCAATTTTCTCATATAGATCATTGATAGTTCCATCATTCTCTATATAAACATCAACATCATTACCAGATAAACCATTCTCACTTGAATGGCTATTTGCTTCAATTTCTTTCTGTTGTCTATTTATATAAACAACTATACCACCTTTATCCCTAATCCATTTTGCTTCATTTGCAAATCGAACATCAGTAATCACGACTGAAAATCCAATAGCATTTTTATAAAACATTTCTGCATTTTTTATCCAGACATTAGGGTCAATAGTTCTTGCAACATCCGTTCCTAATAATTGATAAAGTTCTCTAGGAGACCTGCCCCATGGCTCAATAACTTTTTCTTTGTTTCTTATCTGCTCATCAGAGAGATTAAACATTTTGTTACATCCCTCTTTCAATGGCTTTGCAAAGTAATAATGTTTAAAATAGTATTTATCAACTAAATACTTTCCAGCTATATCTTTGCCAGCGTGTGCTTTTCCAGCAAAACCAATAACTGCTGGTTTGCCATCTTTGTTTGTCCATCCACAAATAGGAAACATTATTTCTCCATTTAATCTACATCTATTATATACTAAATCAGCTTCAAATACAAGGAAGAACTTTAACTTCTTTAAAAACAAGGGTTTATAAGTCCTTGAAAACAAACGACTTTTAAGACGCCTAGGAGCCGTTTTAAGCGTTAATTATGAAAGCCATACTCTGACCCCTATTTCTCATAATATCGCCTTAAATCGCATTTAAACCGCGTATTTGGCGAGATTAAGCTCAAACTCTTTCAGACGCTTGCGAATGCTTCTCAATTCAGTTATCGCCGTAAATTGATATAGAAATACTCCAAACCCCTCATGGACTTTAGCAAACGCATTACTGACTTGAACCACGACGCCCAATGTTATAAGCTGAGTAAACAATCCTGGGCCAACTAATAGATAAGGTAAAACAACCATAAATTGATCGTATGAATTAATCCAAATATCAACATAACCATAATGATTAAATAATCTCTGGTAATTAAATCTAATTCCTGTGAATAGAGAAATAATAGTTTCAGGTTGTCCATAAGTTGCTTTATCATCCTCACCTAATACTAAATCTTTTCTAAGTGCTGCTTCAACTTTTTGATTATTGTATTCAAGGCCAGGTAACTTTGAACCAACAAACCAAGTAATAATTAATCCACCTACTGAAATAAAAAATGCATACCAGACTAATGACCCATCTGATATATTAAAAAATGTTATATCTGTCTTTGAACTTAATGTCCACAATACAGGAATAAATGCTATCAATGTCATTATAGACCGAACAACTTGTAATCCCAATCCTTCAATTATTTCTGCAAAACGGTGAGTGTCCTCTTGTATTCTTTGTGATGCACCTTCTATATCTTGTTTAACATTTCTCCACTTTGGAAGATAATCAAATGTTATAGCTTGTCTCCATCTCAATCCATATACTCTAGTAAACCAATTAGTAATGGTTGCTATAAGAACATATGGCATTGCTAACATACAAAAATCTTTTAATTTTTGATAGAATAAATCAATACCCTCTTGTGGATGTGCTTCGTAATGCAAAGAACTAGATTCTTGCATCAAGTCATAGAACCCACCATACCATTCGTTTATCATAACGGTTAATGATACTTGTAGCCATAGAGAGGATAACAGAACAGCTAAACCACCCCATGCCCACAATGCCCATTTTCTTGTTGCAAAAAAAGATTTAATCATTTAAATCCCCTAGACCATCGGTGTTGAGGTTCATACCATTCTTCCATACCACGATATTGTCCAGTACAGTCTTTTCGTACTTTAAGATTATATTGTCTTATCGGAATATCCTCAAGGTCAATTGAAATATTTTTATTACAATTTTCACATTGTATTGTTTGTGATTTTATTTCTACAGCAATATGTGAAGGAATGTTGATTGATTGGAAAAAATCATTAGAAGCATTTTCATGTTCTATACGGAGATGATTTTTTTCTTGACAATAAGGACAATAAAATCTAATCGTATCATACATAATAAAACCTTTCGTGAAGTGTGGAGCCCCCTGTAGGATTCGCACCCACGACCTGCTCATTACAAGTGAGCTGCTCTACTACTGAGCTAAGAGGGCATTATTTTTCAAACAGCCCTACATATTCATAACTAAAACGAACACATCTCTCTTTTTTTGTTTTAACTTGTTCACATTGGTATTCATTTAAGAATATTGCTTTCATAGGGGGCCAGCCTTTAAATGGAACATCCTGATATGCTTGTCCACTAACACCTAGAAAAACTACTGCTAATACTTCAAAGAATCCCATCATTCTATTTGTGCTTTCTGTAATTTACCAGAGAAATCAATTACCATATTCTTACACCAAGTAACGGCATCAAACATCATACTCCCTGCTTCTCTACTACTAATAGGACTAGTATCTTTAATGCCACCGAAGTTCTGACCGACCTCTGCACCGATACAACTTGTATTAATATATGCTAAACCAGTCTCAACTTCTTTCATAAATTTAAAACTTTCATTTACATCTTTAGTGTATATGGCTGCACTCAATCCATACTTAGTACCATTTACAATATCTATTGCTTCATCCAATGTTTCATATTCAATAATAGCAACAACAGGTCCGAATATTTCTTCTTGTGCCAATTCATTATCTGGTTTAATATCAGTAAAGATAGTAGGAGCATAAAACCAACCCGGGAGTTCCATCTTATGTCCACCTGTTAATAGATAATCACCACGTTTCATAGCATTCATTACATATGTTTCAACTTTATCTAATGCTTTTTTATTAATCAGAGGTCCTACCTCAGTTGCTTGTAGTAATCCATCACCAACAGCTAATAAGTTTGTTCGTTCAACTAACTTTGCTGTAAATTCATTCTTAACTTTCTTATCAATAATTAATCTGCTACAAGCTGTACATCTTTGTCCTGTTGTACCAAAGGCACCGAATATTACTCCTTCAACAGCAAGATCAAGGTCTGCATTTTCTGTTACTGTAATTGAATTTTTTCCACCAAGCTCCAATGAATATTTCTTTCCAAGTTGTGAACACTCTTTAGAAATTAAACTACCTGTTGCAGAGGAACCTGTGAATGAAATAACTTTTACGTCTGGATGTTTTACTAGAGGCATACCTGCACTTGGGCCATAACCAGTTACAACATTAAATACACCCGGTGGTAATCCTGCTTCATGGAATACTTCAGCAAGTTTAATAACAGACCAAGGCGTATCTTCTGCTGGTTTTAAAACTACTGTATTGCCTGCAACGATAGCAGGGAATGCTTTCCATGCAGGAATTGCTATTGGAAAGTTCCACGGAGTAATCATGCCAATTACACCATAGGGTAATCTGGCACTCATACTCCATTTGTTTTTCATTTCAGATGGTACTGTTTCACCTGTCAATCGTCTACCAGCACCAGCTGCATAGTAAGCAATGTCTATTGCCTCTTGAACATCACCACGGGTTTCAGCTAACACTTTACCCATCTCCCGTGTCATTCCTTTAGCAATACATTCTTTATCTCTTACTAGAATCTCTGCGGCCTTAAAAAGAATCTCTGCCCTTTTGGGTGCAGGTACATCTTTCCAAGTTTTGAATGCGTCCATGGCACATTCAACCGCATGGTCAATATCAGCAGATGTTGAATCTTGAAATTTTCCAATTACATCTTCAATATTTGCTGGATTTACATTTTCAAAAACGGCTCCAACATCACTATGAAGCCATCTACCATTTATGTAATTTTTATATAACATAACAAAACTCCTTTTTATCCCACAACAATTACCGAAGTCAATAGAATCTCAGCATGAGCTGCAAAGATTTCATCTGTATTATTTTTGTCAACATATTCTACTGCACCACCAGCTAATGTAAATGTTCCAATAGCTGTATTGTCTGCTAATTGTACTGTAACTAATCTTGCTGTTGAACCAGAATTATATACTCGCACCATTGTTGCATTACCAAGATTTGTTCCAGCACCAGTTGATGTTGGTGCCGCTGTCTCTGTACCCTTTACTTTAATCATTCTTTTTATCCTCTTTTTTAGTGATTTTTCCGTCAAGTTTTTCGTCTGACATTCCAGCATCATTTCCTAACATATCTTCAACCCTTCTATCAATCATATTACCCAATGCACCACCAGCTGTACCAACTGCTAAATCCACCATAGCTGTACATCCTGTACTCATAATAAAAATACTACACATAATAAAAAATTTCATCACTTACTCCTTATTTTCTTGTGATTGATACTATCTTACTAATTTGCTTCTGAATAATCTCCTTACGATTCGGCCACTTAATATATATATCTTGTGGATTTTTCATCAGATTATACAATAAAGGCATAATCATCTTTTCAACTTTCAACATATCTTCTTTATGTTCTTTTTTAAGAATATCTATTTGTGTTTCATCACCTTTTCGCATCTCAACTAACTGGTCAATTAACTTAATAGATGTATCAATCTTATTTTCTAAAGCAGATGTATCAACAGTAGTACCTTCAACAGCTACTCTACTTTTAACTTGTGTTTCAAATTCTTCAACTTCAGCCTCATCAACAATATTAAAACCAAAATCCATCCCATCGGCATAATCGTCAATGTTAAATTCGTCTGACATTTTACTTCTCCTATCCTATTTGTATTACTTGCGGATCCTTTTTCATTATATCAATTAATTTATCAATATAAGTATCTAATTCATTCATAGACTTTTTAAATACTTGAACTTCAAACACATCACGAATAGCAATCAATATAACAACTTGTTCTGGTATTACACCAGTTCTTTCAAAGAATGCTATTGCATAAAAAAATGCTTGAATATAGTAATCCTCAATCCATCCTTCTTTCTTTGGTTTCTTTGATGTCTTAAAATCAATAACAGACAACATACCATTATACTCTGCAATACAATCTGCTGTTCCAGCAACTTTTAATTGGTCGCTGTATAATGGAATTTCCAAACCAATTATATTATCAATGTTACCCAATAAAAATCTCAAACGATTAAATATACCTGTTGCTTCATTGTTTGAAGTTTTTAATTTATAATTATAGAGATACTGTTCACATAAATCATGTACAGCAGTACCTAATGTAGAAGCCTCTCTCATTATTTTATTAGCTTCTATATCACCAACTCTTTTCCTCCATTCAACTAAACCCGGCTTTGGTTGATTGCCGAGAATAGTTGTAATGGATGGATAGACATTACCTTCAGGTGTTACATATCTTCTCACACCCTTTACTGTTTGTCTTTCTGGAATTTGTAAATCATCAAGATCGTCTACATGATTAAATTGTTTTCTCATTTTTCTCCAAGTTTAACAGTAACATTCATTAACTGATTATCACGAACTATTGTAAAAACAACATCTGTATTTGGTTTTCTCTTAGCTATTTCTGTTGCTAACATTTTCATTGGAACATCATCACCATCAAGTGCTAAGATAATATCACCAACTTTTAATATATTCTCTGAAGGACCTTTTGGTACAAGTTCTTCTATATAAGATCCTATACCATTTTTAAGATATGCATAATCTTTCTTTGTAGCACTACGAAATATAATACCGACTAAAGGCCTTGTAATTTTCTCACCAGTTTTTAATCGTTCAATAATACTTTGTGCGTAATCACCATCAATAGCAAATCCAAGTCCAATACTACCAGCATCACTACCAGCCGTTATAATCATGGTATTAATACCTATAAGTTCCCCATGAGTATTAAACAGAGGCCCACCGGAATTTCCGGGATTCATTGTTGCGTCTGTTTGAATAAATGGAACATAAGCTGGTGCTGATGGTGCAAATCTATCAATTGCTGATATAGCACCAAATGTTGCCGTAAACGATAAATTCATTGGTGAACCTATTGCAATAGA